CAACGTACCCAAGTTTAAATTATAATACTTTTGTTAATTCAACAAATACCCATGTTACTGGTGCTAGAAGGTACTCTAATGGAACAGTAAATAAATACTTTGACGGCTACCTAACAGAAGTCAACTTCGTAGACGGACAAGCACTCACACCATCATACTTCGGTAACTACAATGAAGACACAGGTGTATGGCAACCTAAAAAATACACAGGTACATATGGCACTAATGGTTTCTACTTAGATATGTCAACAAGTGGTTCAACTGTAACTGACCAGTCAAGTAATAGTAATAACTGGACTGCTACTAACATGAATTTAACTACATCATCTGCTACTACATACGATAAGATGTCAGATGTACCTACATTAACAGATGAGGATACTTGTAACTTTGCTACATTTAATCCTTTAGACCACTTTAGCACTAATGTAGACTTCAGTGAAGCAAACTTAACACATACAGTTCCTGCAGGAAGTTATAGTAACGGAGGTGTTGCAACATCTAATATTACTATGACATCTGGAAAATGGTATTGCGAAATGACTGCATTATCCACTCGTAGTATGGTTGGAATAGCAAAACTTCCTCGTGATAACATGAGATATTTGGGTGAAAAGGTTACTGGATATGGTTATTATTATGATGGTAAGAAATATAATAATGCAGGTAGTTCATCGTATGGTGCTTCTTATACTACTAATGATATTATTGGTATTGCACTAGATTTAGATGCAGGCACATTAATATTCTACAAAAATGGAGTAAGTCAAGGAACTGCATTTACTGGGTTATCTGGAGAATTTGTTTTTGCAACAGGCAATACAAATGTAAGTGTTACTGTAAGTACTGCAGTCAACTTCGGACAACGACCATTTGCCTACACACCACCTACAGGATATAAAAAACTAAATACATATAACCTACCTGATAGCACGACTGTAGATGGTAGTCAACATTTTGTAACAGCAATATATACAGGTGATGGAGCATCAACTAGAACTATTGATAACACAATTACTGATGCAAGTGGTGTAGAAACAGGTGACCCTATTCAATTTAGTCCTGATTTTGTGTGGATTAAAAATAGAGGAAGTACATATAATCATTTATTAATGGATAGCATTAGAGGGGCTGACAGAATTTTAAAATCTAATGATACAGGAGCAGAAGGTACAGCTACTTATAATAATGCATTTTTAAGTAATGGTTTTTATTTTGGCTCTGCTTCAGTAGCATGGAATCAAAATGGAGTAGGTCATGTAATGTGGCAATGGAGAGGTTCAGACTCATCTCCTGTATCTAACACAGACGGAACAATAACATCTACTGTATCTGCTAACCCAACAGCAGGTTTTAGTGTGGTGACTTATACTGGTAATGGTGCATCAAACCAATCTATAGGGCATGGTTTATCTACAGCACCTAAAGTATTAATATGTAAAGAAAGAAACAATGCAAGGTTATGGGACTTTACTTATACTTGTGGTGATGGTTCTTATGACTTTATGAAACTTAATGCAACAGATGCTAAACTAGATATTACTGGTAGGTCTGCACCAACTAATTCATTAATATATGTTAATGGTGCAAATAGTAATAATAATACATCCACTTATGTAGCATACTGCTTTGCAGAAGTAGAAGGATTCAGTAAGTTTGGTTCTTACACAGGTAATGGTTCTACTGATGGTACATTTGTATACACAGGGTTTAGACCAGCATTTATGATGGTAAAAAGAACAGATGCAATAACTAATTGGCTATTAATTGATAATACTCGTAATCCTTATAATGGTGTTGATAAGCATTTACACCCAAACTTAAGTAATGCTGAATCAACGGCTGGAAATCCTTGGTCTGACTTTCTTTCAAATGGCTTTAAATTAAGAGCATCCTATGGAGAAACTAACACATCAGGTGGAACATACATATACATGGCATTTGCCGAAAACCCTTTTAAAAATTCTTTAGCGAGGTAATAAAAATGGCTTATAAATTAAATGGTAGAACACTCCCTATAGATAGGGGTTTTACTCACAACGACATACAGTACCCAAGAAATTGGTTACGACAAGCATCACAGGCAGACAAGGATGCACTAGGTATTACATGGGAAGATGACCCAGTAAGACATGATGATAGATACTACTGGAATGGTGACATCAACAATCCTAAGATGTTAGATGACAGATTAGAGGTTGATGAGAATGGTGACCCACTATGGGAAAAAGTATTAGATAATACTGATCCAGACAATCCTGTTATGGTAGATTCTAATGTTCAAATGAAAACACTTGGTCTTAAATCTAATATGGTTTCACAAGTTAAACATACTGCTGGTACAATCCTCGCTAATACTGACTGGTATGTAACTCGTAAATCAGAAAAAGCTGTTGACATTCCTGTTGATGTAGAAGCTAAAAGAGACGCAGTTAGAACAGAATGTGATAGGTTAGAAGTTGCTATCAATGCAGTAACCACAGTAGAAGAATTAATTACAGTAATGAACTCACAGAATTGGGGAGTTGAATGACACCGCATGAAGAATTAGTAGCTCACGAAAAACTTTGTGCAGAAAGATATGACACAATACATCATAGATTAGATCGCATTGAAGCAATGCTTAACAAATTAATCTGGGGAATCATGGCTGGCTTCGGGGCCATCGTAGTCGCTGTCGTCATGAGTACATTACACTAATTCCATGAGAGAAGAAGCAGTCATACTAGCATTCGCCTTGATGTTATTATTTACCTATTGTTATTTATTATTTTGATATGGAGACAGAGCATGGAGATATTAATCGCAGTAATCCTACTGACAATATTAGCACTGATGATTACATGGATAGCAACCGAGTATCAGATGATATGGAATTGGATCAAGACACAAGTAAAAAGCCTCGTCCATCGATGCGTCGCATTGTTACAGACTGTTGTTAAGAAAATTTTTTCATGGATAATTCGACTATAACTCTAGCACTTATATCACTGTTATTAATAGCAGTGTGGTGGTTAAACAATGAGCTAAATCATCTTGATGCGCGTGTTCAAATGGTAGAACACAAAACGGAATACATTACTGGTAACACATGCAGCGGTAAATTGTATTCTGATTGGCCATGTATGAACGCTGAAGGGTGCATTAAATTATGATCATGAGTATGTTACAACATGTTATTCCTATTGCACTTGGCTTTTTTGCCAAACTATTAGCGATTAAATCTCAGCAAGCACACGATCAAAACAAATTAATGCTAGAAGTATTGGCTGCTAAAGAAGGTTCTTTAAAAAGCGCACGTGAACAATCTAACAATGAATCACCTATGGCTGCATGGAACCGTAGGATTCTGATGCTAATTATACTTGCACTCGTGGCTGTCTATCCTATTGCCGGGCTTATTGGTATCGATACAGTAGTAGAAGTTAAAGAGGAACCCGTCTCATTCTTGTTTGGTTTGTTTGAGTTTGGTGGAGGCTCCACTTTCCAGACAGTTAAAGGCTTGTTTAAGTTCGAGGAAATCTTTCAATGGGCTACCATGATTGTTGAATTTTATTTCGGTGGCCAACTTGCTAAAGGCAGATAGCACTATATAATATAGTAATCGAATTATTTTATAGGGTTCATTATGTATAAATCAGTGCTAGTAATATCAGATCTGCACATTCCCTACCACCACCCAGATGCATTTTCATTTTTAAAGGCACTTAAAAAAAAATATAAGCCTGATCTTGTAGTTAATATTGGAGATGAATGTGATCAGCACGCCCTTAGTTTTCATAACCATCATCCAGATCTCAAGTCACCGGGTGATGAACTTAGAGTTACTAGACAATATGTAAAAGAGTTAGAGAAAATTTTTCCAGAGATGATCTTGGTACATTCAAACCATTCATCATTGATCTATCGTCGAGCCGTGGCCCATGGCTTAAGCGTGGAATATTTGAAAAGCTACAATGAATTCTTACAAGTAGGCCAAGGTTGGAAGTGGGTAGATGATTTAACTGTCACCTTGTCAGATGGTCAGCGTTGTTTCTTTACTCATGGCATGTCTGCCGATGTGATGAAAGTAGCTCAGCAATATGGTATGAATACAGTGCAAGGTCATTACCATTCTAAGTTTAGTATTGGTTACTACTCTAACCCAGATAAACTTGTCTTCGGCATGCAAACGGGATGCCTTATTAATCAAAAAGAATTGGCTTTCGAATATGCAAAAAACTATAAGTCCAGATTCATCGTAGGTTGTGGTATGATAATAGAAGGACAACCAAAACTAATGCCAATGGTGTTACTCGATGGAGGATCATGGACGGGGAAGATAGTTTAGAAGTAAAATTTACTACTGAAGCCGACGAGCAGCAAGTCGCCATGCTTGACAAGCTCGTTGGCAAAAAGATATGGAACATAGAATTCCTAGAAGATAATGAACAGTCTATGATCAAGATTCTTTTCTCTGATAAAGAAGATGATTATCTTCTCATCCATTGTGAAGGTGCTGACTTATACTTGGTCGAACCTCAACCTAAAACCATGCACTGATGGAACTGCATTTTGTTTTGTTGCTTATGATGGGTGGCGAACCACAATATGTAGGTACCTTCCTAAATTGTGAAGTCGCACATGTTTATGCAGCTGAGAATTTTATACCAGATTTACGAACAATCTGTATGCATGAAGATTTTATTAACTTGCCAAGTGATTTTCAACACAAATATATTTACATTGACCACAATCGTCCAGTTTTATACGTTCAAGCTAAAAAATGACCTCATATAACGCTCTCTGTTGCACGATCTTAAGGTAGGTAAGGGGTAAGTATCAAAAAAATATAAAGTCATCACCATGAGCTTCATACGAGCTAGAACGGGGGGTCTCCATGTAGAGCGGTAAATTCTTCATTGGTTAGGGGTCTGATCTCTTGAATTGTGAATTCCGGGCGTAATTTAATGAAAGCACGGGCGCAATCTTCATCATCGAACGCCCGAATGCTATCACCATACTCATCTAAAATTATAAATCTAGGTTCCATCCTTCTTTTGCTACCTTTGTTAAAATTCTACTGTGATCTATATTTACACAAGATAAACAAATTTGCAACATCGGATTTGATTCATCGCACAACCAAATTGTAGCTGCTAATTTTTCATGTGCTTCACGGCTGCTTAGATTAATTTTTATTGCATCAGAAACTGCTTGATACAAAATAGCTTGTAACACTGGAACCATTAGAATATCTTCTAAAGGATTTGATGTGTTATGTAACTCATTAAAAGTAGTATCATATTTATATGTATGTGAATTTTTCATGATTATTTTATGTCCCATTCATGATTATAAGGATGTTCATTTATACATTGTTAATCATAATGTTATCTCTTTTAACTTATTTGGAGATTCACTATGTGGACAACACCAGCTGCGACTGAAATGCGCTTCGGTTTTGAAGTAACAATGTACGTAATGAACAAGTAATTTGTAATACATGTAATACACACAGGCTAGCTTTTAACACCTAGCCTGTTTAGTGTTTCCCCATAATGATATTTAAATTTTAACTGCATAGGCGCCGTTAGCATATCTATCATGTCTTTATTGACTTTGTAAAGCGATTTTATTTTGTCAATCTTTTTATCGTTCAAAATGTTTGCTGCCTCAAGCGCCGCGGTCATCATAACAAGGTGTGAAAATAATTCATTTTCGTCCTTAAACTCTAATGATTGTCTGCCCGGAAGACTGAGGCTTATTGCTTTTTTGGCATCACCTCCAAGGCTTGTGTAGGCTTTGTTACGATTCCAGCAGCTGCATTGCCATCGTCATCTTCGGGGGCTAGCCCAGCAGCGGCCATCAAACTTCCGCGTCGAGCATACGTCAATGCCGCCATGGTACCGTGACAATCCGCTTTGTTAGTAGGCATATAAAGAATACCTCCGCTCATAGTTTCACCTGATGCATGCAAAAAAATAGTTTCTACTTTGACACCACTGTCGACTTCATGTGTTTTTTGTACTAATGCAATGTCATTTTTATGTAACGCATCAATGACTGCCTCAACACATGCAGATAAATCTGCATATTTTGATCTAAAGTGTGGGTTCGTTGCTGTTTTAAGTGCGGGTGCAAATTCTTTTTGTGCGGCAATAAATGCCTTTGAAATTACTGATATTTCACTCATGTTTTTCTCCTATTGAAAGATTAACTTTGTCTTCATTTATTATATTTTTTAATTGCGATCTCCAAAACTCTTTGGTTAGTTCGTCTTGTCTTTGTTTTAGTGTACGTCGGATAAGTTTGGCATACACTTTAACATCAAGACTTGCGTCCGGAATATCTTTCCCGGCAACAATATCTAAAAAATCTTGGTCATCCTTTTTTTTGTTAGCCATTGTTTTTAATCCTTAATTTAGATGAACGAATCGTGCGTGCGGGTTTTGCCGGGATTACTTTTTCCGGAACGGCTTTGTAATTAATATCACCCCACACCACATTAAAATTACCGGCTTGAAGACGTTTTGCAGCGCCCATTTTAGCCATAATTTTTGCTTGCGCATGATCAAGTTCTTGTTCAAGTGTTTTCTTGTGATCTTGCATATCAAGTATTGATTGTATATCGTTTTCAAGTTGAGGCAAAGAGATAATTTCATCGTCTGCTTCATTATAAATCTTGGCGCATTCACTTGTTGTTTGAAATTCATACCACTTAGTTTCTTCAGCGTCGATGTAGTGTTGCACACGACGATTAAAATCTATGGCAGCGTCACGAATGCTATTAACAACGCCTGAATCTCGCGGGAAAACGTGAATGATGAGTTTAATACCTTTATGCAAAACAGCAACAGCGCCCCACTTCGCGTCAACAATGTCAAGTGCCATCTGTAATTGCAATCTGCCACGATAGTACGGCAAATCATACTCAGCTTCTTGTGAAGTCAGTTTACCTTCTAACACGCCTGTTCCTGTCAGTTTAATTTCATCGCCATAAACAATAATGCCCTTGTCGATGTCTGTTTTTAGCACCTTGCCGCCGCCCGGAACCATACCATCAAGCGATACAGCCATTGGATAATGCTCAGAAAAGAATGCTTTTTTAAATGTTGTTTTGGGGTTGCCTAACCCTAAACGCACGCTTGCCTCTTGCAAAATAGGTACTTCGAAGGCGGATCCCCAGTGCAAAGCCTCGAAGGTTAGTTCTTTCCGAGGAATGCCTTTTGTGTAATCAAAAGCACGTTGCAGTGTTTCGTTCGCTGTTTGATAGGGGTTTAGATTCATAATTGCAGCAATACTGGAGCCTGTTGCAATATCATCCGGCGTCAGTTTACCTTCAGCGGTTATTTTTGATTGTGTCATTTAATTTTTCCTTTGTGATAAGTTGATAAGCGGCATTGTAGTCAAATCGATGACCGCGCATAGTAGTAATACCCAGATCATTTAATCGGTTTGCAATCGCTTGATAGTCTAATTTATTTTTGAATTGGCCTGACTTCATGACTGTTAAAATAATATCACTCACGCTTTTTCGATATTCAGAAGCTTTACGCTTCAGACCAAGGCCACCCAGTTGACTAATGCGCTTTACTTGACTGCGAGGCGCGCCTAAAATAACGCCCCGTTCTTTTGCTTGCGCTAAAGCTTGTTTCGTTCGTTGTGAGATCATATCAGCTTCATGCTCAGCAATCATCGCATGCATATGCCATTCAAGTTTAGTCATATTTTCATGGCCGGCAACGATTAAAGGCACGTTATCTTTTAATAACCCCGCTATAAAATGCAAATCTCGCGCAAGCCTATCTGTTTTGGCCAATAAAAGCTTGCAGTTGGGTGTATTTTTAAGAATTTGCAATGCAAGGTGTAAATTTGGTCGGCCTTTTTCGTTGATTTTTCGACCACTTTCGTAGTCAATAAATTCTGCCGTCAGTTTACCTTCATGCTGTTTTATGTGTTGCATGCACAAAGCGCGCTGCGCTTCGATGCCTAGCCCCGACCTTTTTTGCTCGTCGGTTGATACTCTAAGGTAGGTTATATAGTTCATTTTGAACCCTTCTCATGCAGTACAGTGCATAAATAATCATCTAAGGCCATGCGTTCATGCTTAGGGTTAAAAGATCGATTGATTAGCCTTAAAGTTAAGGCAAGTAATATAAGCCACGCTAAGCCTAAAGCACCGCTTAGCGCAATTAATATGTATAAGTCCATTTTATTAGTTCCTATATGGTTAATAAATGCCTAACTAATGTTAAGCCCTTAACAGCCTTAAAAAAGGCCGCTAAGAATTAACACTATTATTTTTAATTGTTATTAAATATCCCTTTATCAATTAAATCCTTATTTAATTAATGTATAAAGCACCGGATCCATGCGCTACAATCGCGATGCTCGGTGCGGTTGAATGTGATCCCATGCATAACTTGCAATTCTCGCAATTGGTTTTATATCCGGCTTCTTTGCTCGCCGGGCATAATATCTCGTTGCTTTGCTTATCAGATACGGCCGTTATAATGCGAAAAGTGCGGCGTTTACTTTGCCATGCAATGCGCGCATCTTTTAATGTATCGGCACTAATCATGGTTAGATCGGGCCTAATGTCTGCGCCTTTAATGTTTGATTGATGCGTGTAACCGGTATGGCCTTTTGATTGAGATAATAAAGCATCCCAGATATGAGACGGTACTGCGGCCGGGTCGCCATAAGTTCCTAGGCGAACCATGCGGCCATGGCCTAACGCGGCTATATCCTTAGATTGTTTATAATTGCCTTTAATAAATGACTTATAAACTTGAAGCGGGCCATGAAATAACGTTACATAGCAGCTTCGTTGCGCCGCTTGTTTTTTCTTAGGGTCATTATTGGCAAGGCCTCTATGCGTACAATTCCCGCAAATAGAATAGTCGGCGCCGCTCTTAGATGCTGCGAGCGGGTCCATATCGGCCCGAATAATATATGTTTGAACCATATTCCCGGTTTTCTTATTAGTACTTTTGGCAAGTGCAATAACAACGATCGGTGCGCCGTCAATTAGAGAATTGCCTTGATAGATTATTTCATTATTCATAATATTCAGTTCCTTATAGGGTTATTGAATTGTTAACTTTGAAATTATAGCCTAAAGCTTTAATCGTTCTAATTGCTTCCGGCGTTAATGTTTTCGTATTGGCAAGCTTAGCGAATAACTTTGATTGATCACAATCCGGATATATCGCTTCATTGCCGTAATTGCTTTTAATGATAACTGTTAATGTTTGCATGTTATTAGCTCCTTATATGGTTATTAAATTATTGCATAAGACTGCATCGCTGCAGTTTCGGCCAATTAGGCCTCGTCAGTTATGCTTTGCTCTTCGCGGGCTTCAAGATAAGCCTCTTCTGTTAACTTGCCGACTGCAAAGCAAAAATCAAAGTTCTCGCGGGCTTCACAAAAAGCATCATAAAAGAAGGCGTTTAATTCTTGATTAATCGTATCTTCATAATCGTAATGCTTAGCCAAAAGTTCTTTAAGAATAAACATAAGTTCATTACCTATGCACTGAGTGAGTAAAACTTCATCATGCGGGGCGCTTAGTTCGCGCTCTTCTTTATACATACCGTCGATTAACTCTTTGGCTTGATTATATGCGTGCGCATCATACAAGATCATTTTGCTTGCATGCTCGGCAATGATGCGCTCTTGTTTGGTAATGTTAAGTTCGAGTAAGTCCATGTTATTAGTTCCTTATATAGTTATTAATAAATGTCACATTTCACATTGTATTACATAGATATCTATAAATGCAAGCTTTTTTTTAAGAGGTATAATTTAACTATGGAATATACGCTGCCTAAAAAACCAAAGATTAAAGAAAAGGTTATTCAACCCGATCAAAGAAAGTTCTGTGTAGTGCCGTTGCGTGCTGTGATTGATAAGAGGTTAACTTATGCATCCTTGCGGGCTTTATGTTTATTGGCCTCTTATTGCAATAAGGCGGGGTTTACTTATGTAAGCTTAGCGCGCCTGGGCAATGACTTAGGCATTAGTCAACCATCGATACATAGGCAAATAAAGAAGCTTGAAGCCTTAGGCTTTATCAAACAATTCCCGAGCTATCATGCGAACATAAAAGGCAAGACTAAGCGCATCATTTATGATGAAAGCATATCAGATCGAGAAGCCGAGCAAATCGCTGGGGAACCAAAAGAAGCGCATAGTCGTGATGAAATCAAAGCGCTATATACTCAGAAAAGAATAAACAATAACAATGATATAACGAATGAGAATATGCATTCAGATGGTAAACAATCTGGAACGATTAACAGTCATGTATTAACTAGGTTGAAAACGTATGTCTCGAATGAGCGAGAATCTCAGCGCCTCGAAGCGCTTATTAATGACGGCCACCCCTTAGACAAGCTCGAAGCCTATCTATTGCAAGGGAAAAGCTTACGTTATTACTTAGGCTAAACGCCCGTTTAGCTTAAAAGATGCAAAAAACAGCGACCTTTCCCCCTCCCCCCCAACCCGTACACCTACACGGGTCTCACTCAAATTTTTGACAGCTTTTTCAGCTTAGCTTTAGCAGCCTTAGCACGGATCTTACGTTCTGCTGACGATAAGGTTGTCCAATGCTCGAGGTCATCATAGGTGCGACCGCACCCGGAGCAGAGTGGTGCATCAGATCCTTCTATTTCTATATACCGGCAGAGATTGACGCATGGAGACTTGCTGGTGTTCATATGAGCTAACTTGTTATGCTCTTGCATATGGGTAACCGTTTTTGTTGTGAGATTGAGATCGAAACCTAGCCCGTACAGTTAAGTACGTAAAGTACGATAGCTCTCGTTTATCCGCATATAGAGATTATCAGGCCTCTACCAACATTTCACACTACCTGTTTGATGAGTAGCACAGTTGTTAAGCTCGTTTATACCCTTTGTCGCTATCAACATACGGGTGGGCTGGGCAATGGCCCCGTACTAATCATTGTATAGATTATTTTTTTTCTGTCAACTGCTTGACACTATATTGCTATCAGATATACTTAATCTATGAAGATATTAATTGCTTGTGAATTTAGCGGTACTGTCAGAAAAGCATTTGCAGCAAAAGGACATGATGCTTGGTCTTGTGATATTGAACCAACAGACATTCCTGGTAATCATTATCAAGGTGACGTGATGGATATAATTAATGATGGTTGGGATATGATGATTGCACATCCACCATGTACATACTTAACGGTAACAGGAAATAAATGGTTTAAACCTGAATATAAAGATAGATTTCCTACAAGACAGCAAGACCGTCAGGATGCAATTGATTTTTTTATGAGCTTAGTCAATGCGCCTATAGATAAAATTGCAATAGAAAATCCAATAGGCATTATGAGTACTGTTTATAAAAAACCTAATCAAATTATTCATCCATGGCAATTTGGACATGAAGCAAGCAAATCAACATGTTTATGGTTAAAAGGGTTATCTAATATTGAACCTACAAACATTGTTGATAAAGGCGAATTTGTAACATATAAGAGTGGTAAGCGTATGACAAAATGGTATGCTGATGCTGCAAGTAAATCACCACAAGAACGTGCAAAAATTAGAAACACAACATTCCAGGGCATTGCTAATGCAATGGCAGAACAATGGGGTTAAAAGAACTCTATCGCACGATCTGTAAACTGTTTAACAACGGGGAACCGCTGCCATGGAAGTTTACTCGCCCGGATGGTTACTGGCAAATGTCCAAAGGATTTTTAAGTTACGATGAGTCAAAGGCTGTGAGTGCATCTATTTATTTAAAGACAATCAAAGCAGCCAAAGAAGATAAGTTCGGATATCCAAAAGAAAAGCGTATTCCTAAACATAAGTTTAAAGTTCAAAATAAATATAAAGGAGATTAACGTGAGTGATCTAAAACCATTCTTAGTTAGATTGACACCACAAAGTGTTGAGCTATTAGGTAAAGCAGCAAAGGAACAAGAAAAAACAAAAGCAAGCATTATTAATGATGCAATCAAGTCTTACTTAGGTAAAGACTTACATAACCGATTGAACAAAATTTTATGAAACCCACAATCTTTGTCCCAACGGACGTTGACGCATTTTATTTAGAATTACCATACCCACCCAGCGTTAATAACTATTGGCAAGCCAATGGTAAGCGACGCTTTATTAGTAAGGAGGGGAAATTGTTTACTGAACAAGTACAATTCATTGTACGCAACGCTATAAACAGTAACAATGTTAGGAGTTTGAAAGATAAACGTGTAGTGGTTAATGTTGTAATTCATCCTAGATCAAAAAGAAAATTTGATTTAGATAATACGCTAAAAGCAATACTAGATGCATTAATGAAAGCTGGCATGTATAATGATGACAGCCAAATTGATTTCATCGGGATTCTTAGAGGCGAGCAAGTTGACGGTGGAAAAGCCGTTGTTTATTTATATGAAGGAGATTAAAATGGCAGAAGAATACAAACGTAAACCCGGTACAGGCTCTTTGTTTAAAAACGATAGAAAAACAGAAGATTGGCATGCTGATTGGCGTGGCAAAATTTTATTACCCGACGGCACGGAGCATTACATTGATATGTACAGCAATAAAAGTCAAAGAGATGGCACAGAATATTATGGCATCCGAATTGGTAATCCTGTGGCGAACACCAACACAGGTCAAGGGGCAGTACAAAATAATCAGCCAGCGGGTGAGATTATGGCCGAAGAAGACGATTTGCCCTTCTGATGAGTGAAATAAAAAATAAAAACAAACCAATCCCAAGTTTAGCGGGTTATGGCGGAGTTAAGCAATTACAAAAAAACTTGGAGCGAAGCACGACAATTGCTGCTAACAGAGAGGCTGTCGCGTACAGCCTTCTTTGTATGGCAAATACAAAAATTACAGACGTTATGGAATGGGACCATGAAGGCAATGTTAAAGTAAAAGCCAGCAAGGATATTCCAGATCATGCATTACAAAGTATTAAGTCAATAAAGATTGACAAAGATGGAATGATTGCTATTGAATTTTGGGACAAAGTACAAACCTTACGCTTGCTTGCAAAAGCCAGTGGCTTGCTAGACAACCCAGATGATTCAGACAGGCCGTCAGTTATTGGTATTAACATTAAAGCCCCGGAGGTAATTGATCATGATAAATAAAGAACAATATAAACAGCGCATGGATGAGTTGCGCGCATTTGTAGCAAAACTTACTGCAAACAAAAGAGATCCTAAACAATGGGCTAGAGACATACTTGCAGATAAAAATTATGATTGCGCTTATGGTATCGACCAAGCTAAGCGCGCATTAAAGCCTGTAAATAAAGGAACAAAGAATGAGTCCTAAAGAAACCCAAGTGGGGGGTAATCATTATTCACAAATGAAAATCCAGCCGATGGAGTTTTCTATGGTAAACGGATTAAACCCTATGCAACATACGGCTATTAAGTACATTGTACGAGTAGACCGTAAGGGTGATGGTGATGAAGACATAGATAAAGCAATACACACATTACAACTTTGGAAACAATGGAGGAAAGACCATGGAAATCAAAGCAGAGATTGAATTGTTGCGCGAGGAGTTTGCTATGGCTAATATGAATAACACACGTGTTATGAAAATCATAGATGAGCTATGGCAAGATAATCAACGTCTTCGACAATTAATTAATGCCAAGCATCCTGATATAGACGACGATGAGCAATAAACAAGATAAAAAATTTGCGTTTATTTTTTATGGCGTTGTTGTTTTAGTCATAGCTGTATTAATCATAGGACAATATTATGTTTGATCCGTTTAAAATTATAGAGCCAACTGTCATATCTTTTAGTGGCGGTAGGACTTCTGCTTATATGCTATGGCGTATTCTACAATCTAATAATGGATTACCAGATGAAGCCATTGTTTGTTTTGCAAATACAGGAAAAGAAGAGGAAGCTACATTACAGTTTGTTCATGATTGTGAAACGAAATGGAATGTTCCGATCGTATGGTTAGAATATGTATGGCATGAAGAACCAAGTCACAGGTTTAAAGTAGTTGACTTTGAAAGTGCATCTCGCAATGGTGAGCCATTTCTAGCTTACATACAATCTACAAAGGCAATACCAACCCCAGTATCAAGAGCATGTACTGGTCATTTAAAAGTACGCGCAATAGATAAATATATAAAATCTATTGGATGGCAACATAATGAGAATATGGACTGGATGGGTATAAGAGCTGATGAACCAAGACGTGCTGCCAAAGTAGACAAAAGCAGAGTTCCTTTATATGTTGCTGGTATAACAAAACATGATGTTGGTGAATTTTGGACTAACCATGAGTTTGATCTAGGATTACCAAATATGAATGGTAAAACCATGCATGGAAATTGTGATCTTTGTTTTTTGAAACCTACCCATCAAATTGTAAGTTTAATAAAAGAAAAACCAAGTCGTGCTGATTGGTGGATTGAAGTAGAAACAAAACATGATAATTTTAGATTAGATAGACCTAATTATAAAGCTTTAAAAGAATTTGCTATTAATCAACAAGACATGTTTGATCAAGATGAAGAAGCAATACCATGTTACTGTGGAGATTAAATGAGCAATAATAAAGAGCGTAGCAAGAAACAGATTGCTGGCCCTGGTATTGATTTAGATTTTAGTACCAGTCCTGTTGTCTATAACTTTTTACAAAGCAATAAATT